CCAGATTCATTTATAAATGTAAGTCCTCTGTTTGGCACATTTTCTAACGTCGCAATTTGCGACTTTAGGATTTGCTGTTTATCTTCATCTTCAACATGCTTCCATAAAGCATCTCTAGTATTTGTATATCCAAGACATTCTGCGATATCTTTGCCAACAAACCAAGGTTCTCCATCAATTGTCAGAGTTCTCACATTTCCAAATTCCTCATTATTGAATGTTGTAATTGCTGTTGTATTCATAATAATTTTCTCCTTTAATATAATGTACAGATGGCATTTCGCCACCTGCCAGAATAATAAATGGAGGCTCGGTAATTATCCGAGAAAATATCCATTAGTCGGTGTACACTACTTGATGTGTACATAAGTTACCGACAAATAATTTGCGTATGCACTAAAAGGCGTCCAACACATTTGAAATCAGAGTTATATTGCTCCTGTAAATTCTATGGTAAATGTCTATACGCAAGCTCCAAACATACGAGCTTTATACCTCTGTGTTTTGCATGGCGTCCCATGCTCACCAAAATATCTTCATTGATGCCCTATAGGCGATATTTCTTACGTGTGATAAAATTAGCTTTTTGTTACTTTACCACATATACTTTACGGTACTTTTTGCCAAATCTCTTGACCTGTGAGTGGGAAGAGAAGTACATGTCAATGTGTTTTCCTCTTACTCCGCCACCAACGTCCTGGGCTATATACCAGTGCCCATTGATTCTTACCTTAGTACCTAATTTAATTTTTCTCCTATCAACAGAAATAGTTCTGCCTTGTTTTGCTCTGCGACCTGAAGCAGTTCGGTTTCCCCAACTGCCAGAACATGACCGACAACCGCAGTATGCAGTAATCTTGTATGTTCCCAAACATTTGACTTTTTTATTTTTCGCAGAGACAGCAGTAGAAGTAGCGAATCCACCGACCGCCAGTAACATTGCCATAACTAATGTGATAATTGAAATTTTCTTCTTCATGATTTCTCCTTTGGTTGCTTTTCAGTTTCCTCTGGAGGTCTACTATATTAATAGAACAGTTGCAAGTCTCGGATACCATCTCTGATTTTTTGTTTTTGATGACATAGACCTCGGAACTCACGGTGTGAAATTTCTTTAGCTGCAAACAGCGTAAGCATTTACACAAAGTGTAAATTGGTATTTTGAGAGTTTATCTGTTCTGATTAATCTTTTCTTTCATGTTCTTCCTATATGTCCACGAAGCACAAACCCAGAACACCGCATAAACACTGGGTTTGTGCGGTGTTGAAAAATAAAAGGGGGAACTTTTTTGCCACTTTTTTACTAAAAAGTTTTTATAAACTCAATTCCATACAATAACACATCGCAACCAGAACAATCAGAAGATCGTTTTCGCTGTAACTGAGAATTTTTAACCACGTTATATTTTTTTTGAACATAGGTTAATAACATTGAGTGGTAAAATAAAAATTCAAATAAATATTTTTTTTCTTTAATTTTATCTTTGTCTATATATTTGACCAATCTATACATTGTGTGTTCTGTAATTTTATACTTCTTCATTTTTTTATAAATCTTATTTTTTTCATCTTCTAACATATTCATTTTAACTTCATGAGAATATGTATATGTATCCAACTTCATAATTTTTCCTCTAGTTAAAAATAAATTATTTAAACCATCTAAAATTAAATCAATTTGCTTCTTATTAACTTGTTCTTTATTATAATTTTGTGGCTTTAATAAATCAGAAAGATATGTTTTTGTTTTCATATATCTTGAAATAATAAAATTATCAATGATATCTTCAAGATAATCCATAGATGTATCACAAGGCTTGTAAACAATATTTTTCTTTTCATCATATCCTTTAATTTTAGAAATTACTCCTAAAAAATAAGCTTGTTGTTTTAAACCTGTTTTGGCATCCAATTTAATATGTTTATTTTGTATACGTTTAATTTCTGCTTTCGAATCAACATCGAACTCTTTTTTTGCTTTATCGATTTCAATACAAGACATTACATCTAATTGACAAATATCAAAATAAAGTTTTCGAAACTCTTCATCTGTGTCATATAAAATCCGAATATCTTTATGGCTATTGTTTGCTTTATCCCACAATTGACTATTTAATTGTTGAGAAAGATTGATTATTTCACCAATTAAATTATTACTCGTTCTTATATCGAGATCTGACTGGTCTTCCGAAGTATATTTTCGCCGCACTTTTCTTGCATGAACATTAGATGTTGGCACTTTGAACACGCTATAATTTCGTTTTGCAGCATCAAGTAAAATTTTATTATCAGTGATCAACATTTGATCAGAATCAAAATCGCAACCACTTAATCGCTCAAGAATATTGTCATTTATGGAATTTAAACAAACAATTTCGTCTGTTAGATTGAAATATAAATCAATATTTTTTACATATTTATTTTTTGATATTAAAATATTTCCAATTGTTACATGGGGACTTCTACAACATAATAAATCTTGATTGTTTTTAAACCTAGTATTGTATACTTCACCTTGTTGCAAAGTAGAAATAGTTGGATTAAAAATGCCAATTGCTGATTGTAACATCTCTAATGGATTTCCGAATAACACAGAGTAATTACCATTGATAAGTACGTGTCCTTTTTTCAAATTTTTTCGGTATGCCTTAATCAAAGATTTTTTGAAATTATTAAACATTTCCGTATGTTGAAAGTCTGGACATATATTTAACATCGTATAAATAATATCATTCATATTCTGCGGGTTGATATCTTCTAATATTTTGCATTTAATATGATATTTAAACACATCAATATCTGTGTTTAATTTGTTCATATAATCAAAAGATGGCTGTAAAAATTTTTCAATATCATTCCTTGACAACTGAAGAGTATTTAATAATTGATAGTGGCATTGTACCATTTGTCCGTCAAAAAAATGCGTTTTTTTCTCATGTTTTACAACCCCGAACATACTTGGTAAATTGTTTAGCCATTGCTCCATTGATCCGAATTTTAAATATTTTACACTATTTGGAGTTGTAATCATCTTAATTTCAGATACATCTGTTGCAAGTGTAAAACCATTCAATTGTGAAATATCTGTAATATTGTTATCTTCAAACCATTTTTGAATATTTGTATTAAAGCAACATGATTTAAAAAATTTATTTCTTAAAAGAAGCATTCCGTAACAAGAATATTCTCCCATAACAGATTTATCAATCAAACTCTGTCCATCCCAAATTGAGTTATGTATCTCAATAGTTTTTTCATTTGTATGAAGCCAGCCGTCATCACCAATCGTTGTCTCAATCACAGTATCATTAAAAACACTTTCATAATCATCAATGATTAAAATTGATTTTGGATCGATTTCAATAACATCAATGATACTACTTGTTGGAAGAGCAATATATGCTTCAAGGGCTGCGAGATCAATTTCTTCTCCATCTTTTACTTCAAGTCCACACAGTCCCCATTTTTGCATATGCTTTGATAAATTCTTTTCAATAAATAAACACTTGCCAACACGGCTACTTCCTGACGATCTTTTAAATCTTACATAATTTCTACCATCACATTTAAATCCATCTTTGTATAAAATATTTCTTAAAGTGGCTACGTCAACAATGGTTTTATTAGTAGATGTTTTTAGAATATACATAATTTTATGAACAAAAGTTTCTTCATCGACTTCTTCTTTATAACAAAATTGTGGAGGCAAATTATTACACATGAGCCTTTTATCTATCCATCGATCTGTCCTGACACCTATGACTTCTCCAGTTAAAGTATCTTTACAAATACAATTTTTGAATTCATTTTTAGATAATTCGTATCCAAATTTCATATATGTATCAACTTTGATTCTGTTAAATTCTTTTACACTATAGTTAAATGTAACATTTATTACCATATTACTGTATTCTTTGGTATTGTCATGTTCATCGAAAAATGAAAAAACCTTTTTACCAATTCCAAAATTTTTCCCGTTACTGGCAACATAGTTTCTTAATTCAATTAAATCTAAGCTGAAGTCATATGTGTTAATATATTTTCTCAAATTCGGTTTGAACCCATGATCCGTCTTTATTAGAAGAGAGTACCCTTTCGCATTCTCTTCATTCTCAGAAATTTGATGATTTGAAATATACAAATCTTTTGCATCAATGCTTGGGATTTGTAATGGATTAGTATTAATATTTTTTGTCATTCATAACTCTCCTTTGTATTCTTTTCGATGAATCGGATTGGCATCTCATCAGATGTGTTAATTTTTTCGATTATACAATTTGACAGTTCATTTGCAACGTATTGCTTCCAATTGGTATTAGGTAAAGGTTGTTTCCATTGATATAAAAAAGTATTTGTAATTTTCAATAACCCATCTGGATTAAACAAATCACTAGAAATCAAAGGAATGTCTGCATGAAAAGTCATTTCATTGCTAATATTTTGAATCTGCGTATCAATTTCGTACCATGGCAAATATGGTTTCTGTGTTTTGATATCATAAATACAGTCATGGAGCACGTTATGTTTTACTTCAACATGCAAATAAATCATAAATGGCTCGACCACAATATTTGCTGTCCACAAATTGTTTGCCGATTTATTTAAATAATTCACAAGTTCTTCCAAAATATTATATATATGGTTTTCCATTAGATATAAAAATCTATCTTTGAAAATTTCCCATGCCTCACGAATTGAATCTCTAAATTCTTCAATGTTTACAATATGATTTTCTAAACGAATTTTACTTATAATAAATTTTTTGTATGTAAAAGAAATATTCACACCTCTTGTTGAAAATTCATCAATGTTAAGTTGCAATGAATGTGGTTCGCAATTAAATTTATTTTCATATACACGTAGTGTCTCAACGATATTTTTTACAGAAACAAGTAATTCCTCGTCTTTACTTATGTCTTTTTTTAGTCTTGATAATGATTCCCAAACACCATATCTTTGATCAATATCATCAAGACGTTGCAGTGCATATTCTATATGTTTTGTAATACGCACACGATCTGTATGAATGATTCTTGCGTCAATTAAGTCAGATGTAATTAACATATGGTCATTATTTTTATCAAAGAAAGATGTCTTTAATGATGCTGTAAAGTTCCAATTAGAAACTCGTATAGTACAAGGAAATTCGAATGTACACTTGATAAATTTACATTTATGATTTTTTAATGTTTGTAAAGTTTCAAAAACTTCGCCATAAAAAACTTTAATCTGAGATAAATATTCAATATCTCTTGAAGATAATTTAATCTTATCTCTTAATGGGTTATCGTCATCATAATTTCGAAACTTTAAAATTGTTGGGAAGTAGAATGAAGTATCATTTACTTTTATCAACATACTAAGAGATGTTATTAATTGATTTACTTCATTCTGAGTAATAAGTACATTAACATCTCGAAACATTTCATCAATCTGATCGGTTACTTTATCTGCCAATTCGATATTTTGATTTTGATGCACGGTTAAAATTGGTATATATCCTGTGTTTGCCATTCTATTCATCACCTTCGCTTTCTTCAAAAATCATGTCTGTCATCCGTTCTATTTCAGTTCTTGGTTTTCTGAAAGCGTCTTTATGTAAACTTTCTGCCTTGATCTGGCAATAAATATCTTCTGTAATCATTTCTCTTGTAGCAGCAGAACGACACATTCCTGCACAAAACAATACGGCGCCGCCAATCAGAATCGTAGATAAAACTATCATTCTACCGCACCTCCACTGTGTTTGATTTACCACTCAGGTAGTCGCCTGCACATTCAAGAAGCTTGTAGATAGCATCAGCAGATTCAATATGTATATCAAGATCGCCAGCTGTTTCAAGCTCAACTACCTTAGCCATCAGAGCTGTTCTAAGCGAATATCTCTTTGCTGTGATCTGTAAATCATCTTCAAACTGATGCCAGATTGGGAAATCTCCTGTCTCTTTGGCAATTGAAAGAGTCACGGTAAATGTTTCGTCTTCTTTACCTTTCTCGTCATTGTGCTGTGCAGTGGCTAGAATCTTATGCTTTCGCTCATTTATCGGAACTATAATGGTTGTCCCAAGGCTTTTGTAACTGCGCTGTGGACGATTCTTTTTCTTCATTGCCTTCTGTTCTGCATACTTTTCTTTATTAAATTTTCTGGATTTCATTAAAAGTCTCCTTATTTATGTATTTGTTTAGTTTAATTATTAATTTGTGTTTATTATGTATTTCAGTAACTCATTCTTACTGTTCTGGTAAAATGTTCTTCTCAATCTTCCGCCAATCGTTTGGAAGAGATACCTTGAAATAAATGCCACGGGCACTCTTGCTTTCTCTGACCATTTTGCATATCAACGTGTGCTTGTGAAACCGCAACAACTCTTTGACCTGATACCATTTAAAACAATAATCAGTGCCACCTGATCGAATATTGCTTAAGATATCGTTGATGAAAATGCGATAATACTGGTCATGCGTTGGCTTATAGACCACGGCATCTGTTGTACTATCTCTTGCTCGAATACCATCATTTCTTTTTAATCTTTTCTTTGAAGAAGGAGTAGTGCGTAGTCTCTGTGCTGCTAGTTTTACTGCAAACTGTTCTTGCGTCATGTTCTCAAATGAGATACGGTCAGAAGTAGCCAATAAGTCTTTGAGTTCTGTATTTAATTGTGTTGTCATGAAAATTTGTTAGATCCTTTCGTTATGTATATTATTGTTTAGTTAATTTTTAATTTGTGTTTACTTGATTACTCACAATGCTGCCAACAAAGTGATTAATCAAATGGAAGTTCCATATCATCTTCAATATGTTCGTAAATTTTATCTGCTTTTAATTGTTTTCTCTTAGAAGTAAGACGTCCTTCACATTCTTGAATTTCTTTTTTGTAGTCATAAATACTATCTAAGCGTCCTCTTTGTTGTAAATCGTATTTATATTGATTTGCAAAAATAGTTCTTCCAGTTAATAAATTTGCAGAGCCTTTAAATCCAGACGTATGTTTACATGCAATAATTCCCATTTCTACTAGATCATCCACACATTTTGCAATTGTGCTTTGGTTTAAACCCAAGTCATCGCTAATATTAGTGTAATATTGATGATATGTTTCTGGATATCTTTCTCGATTTTTCTTCGTATTATAAGCCGAACCATATCTTGCATTAATATTTAATCTTAAATACGACAGGACAAGTAATAGTTTCCATGGCTTAATTCCAGAATACGAAGGGCTATTCCATGATTTTAAAATAAAATCAATTTCAAAGTCATATAAAATCGCAAAGTGTTCCTTCGGATAAAACATTTGAGAATCTGGATTAATAATCAACATTGCATCTTTGGATGTGCTGATGTTAGAAGTTGTTACGTCTCCGAACAAAATCAATTGATTAATTAATTCACGGAATTGATCAATGTTTGCGTTTTTATGTCTATCTGGTGTTATTCCGATTAATTTAAATGCTGAGCTATAATTTAAATATATCATTGTTTGTTCTTCCCATGAATTAGTCAACGTATGTTTTTGAAGTAGTAAAAAGAACAAGACTCTATAATCATTAAACCTTGCATGGTCGTAGATTATATCGTAAGGAATCCTTTTAAAAAATGGTCGTTGTTTTGGTGGCGATATCGTCATATTACGCTCCTTTCCTAAATGTGTAAAAGTTTAACTGTAAATAATTGGTAAACCCACACTATATGTGGGACAAGAAAAAATTTTCACACAAAAATGTGTGTTAATGGTGTAAAATTTCCGCACAAAATTGTGTGGAAAGTGGAGTGCTAAAGAAGATTAAACATTATTAGGGGAGATAATACTTCCTAAGCATATTAAACCTTTACGTATTACCGATTTTCATTTTTATTCATAGTTCACTACGTTCACTATTCATAAAAACAAAAATCGGTAATACGTAAAGTCTAGGAAACGGTTTCACCATTTCCTCTGTTCGCTGACGCTCATCTCATTTCTCTTTTAATCTTTCATCTGTCTTTTCTTTTTATCTGTGTTATTTGTCTTGGCAATTGTATTGATCATCTTTTCATTTCTCCTTTCTTTGTTTTTTCATCATGTAGATCATATATGATAATTGTTTTATGTTTTCTTTCTGCAATACCTGTAATCTTTTTCTGGTTATCTCATTGTAGTACAACCATATATATGATCTTGAAGATCTTGGATATAATATCTCAGAATGATCTTTCCAGTAATCATGAATCTTCATTGTAATTTCTTTTCTGGTATTTGCCAACATATATTCTCTGAAAGAATCTCTACACAGATTACCATGATTGATTATCTGGAATATCATATCTTGTGTGATACCTGATGGCAAATTGAAAGAGAGTTTTGTCTCTTCATCGCAATTATGTATAAAATCATTTGTATTCTTCATGGTATATATCCTTTCTTTCTTCATTTTCTTTTTAAGCATATTGGTATTTTAACATACTTTTTGCACCTTGTCAACGGGTGCAATGAGGGAAGTTGGTTGTATTTTTATTTGGGTAGAATGTAATTTTCTTTATACTGGATTCTGTACATTTAGAAGAGCTTTTCGTTGTGAATTTCCATTCTATAGGTAAATTGGTATTGTTGGTAGTGGAGAGATGTAAAATTGATTTATGATCTCTCAGGTGCATTTTTTCATAGGAAATATCCTTGTACTTTTTTACGTACAATATATACTGGCGCAGATAATGGTCTTTCCAATGTAAAGGGTACCCCTATGTGGTATGAGTGTACAGTATGGGTCATGTGTGAAATTGCTTAGGGTACTTTTGCAATGTTTAGACGAGAAATCGGATGCTAATTTCCATTTTATATGTTCTGGCGATAACTTGTTAGGGTAAGATAGTAGAATTGAAATTTGCTCTCTCAGAGTACATTTTTTAAAGGGTGTAATGAAGAGATATTTTTGCCTTAGATCTAAGATGAGTTGTGATAGATGTCTAATTTTGGGATCTGCTGCATGATGATATGTGCTGATTATTTGTCATAACAGTGGCTGCTACTTATATATGATTTTTAATGTTTAAAAAAGTATATTCGTCAAATATGGATTTTGTGGTATGTCATGGAGAGTTGTTAGTGTAGACAGGTAAAATGGATTTATGATCTGTAGAGTGCGATTTTTTATAGGACTGAATGAAAGATAGATTTTTGCATAAAAATAATCCCTGCTTGCAAGGCTGAGTGTCTGATTGATAGATTGCTTGTGTTCACTATCTGTCACAAATCTGGTTGATAGCTCAAGGGATTCCATCTTATAAAATGTTTTGCCTTGCGAGGGATTGTTTTTATTGATACATGGAATACATTGAATGTTCTTGTTCAATGCCATATATACGATTATATCATGTAAGATATTTTATTGCAATGAGAGATTGTTAATTGTAAAAAATATGCCCAGAGAAATTTCCCTGAGCATAAATTTTAATAATGCATTTGCAGATACATTATCTATGGGTGTCAACTTGAATACCTTAATATCTTTTGTTGTGTCTGTTTTGCATAGATGCCGAGGGTTGCCTGATCCCTCAATGGAAGTATAACATGATCTTCTGAGAAATGGAAATGGCATATTTTGATTGTAAGGTATTTACCTGCGGTAGCAATGTCGAGAAGGAACGCTGACGCTTGTCCTGTCTCTCCTAAACTGCGCAATAAATTGCTTGTTTGCTTGGAATAAGAGAGAAGAGGTAGTTGTTATAATTGTCGTTTTTTAGTGTTTATATGTGGTTTTATGCAATTCATGTATTTTTGTGCATATCTTTGTTGTGACCATTCTATATAGGGTGTCGCCAATTTCGTACGCAAAATGGTTAAAATTGTAGTGGTTATAAAGATAAAGTGACGATGATTTTGTGCGATTGATTGTGGAGATAAAATCGGTTTAGAGCACGATTGGTTGAATTCATGCATTTTTCTGGGAGTAATTTCGTGCAAAGGTTGAGAGGTAATTTGTGTAGAGATTTACTGGTATTTATGAGGGTACTGATTGTCAAAACCGTGCTTCGAGAAATGCTAAAAATCATGTTTCGATAAATTGTGTAAAACTGTGTAAAATTTGATGTGAAAAATATAAGAAATTGCTTAGGTTTTTGAGGGTAAAACCTGCATGAAATGATGCAAAACAAAAACGTGTCGTCGAGAGAATTGGGGAAAATAAAGGGGGAAATGGGGCTGATTTTTTGAAAAAGTGCGATTTTTGAAAGAAGGGGTTCTGAGAGCGTCGAAAAAAGAGTAGTAAAATAAACGATTCGCTCGACGACGCCTCCGAGGACATGTTTTCGATTAGCAGAAAGTGTTTATCTAGGAAAGTGTAGGAAATTGCTTGGGAAAGTGATGATTTTGTGGCATGGGTCGAAAAATTTTTGTTGACACGGTGATTGAACACGTCTGTCTAAAATGACAGTTATTTCCAATTTTTGAAATGTAAACCAACCCCCGTTATGCCGATCAGAGATCTTTTACAACAATATTTTTACATGGTTAAAATTGTAAAAATTCATTTGAAATACTATAATTTTATCAAATAGATTTTGTAAATGATTGTAAATAATTTGTAGGTAGATCAGGATCAGAAGTACAGATAATTTCCAACTATTTCCACATAGTATATGATACTACATAATAGGGTACTGAATACCGCAACTATACTTGCTCGGTATAATGCACAAACTGTACAATATATTGTACGTGTCGTTATAGTCCGATATCGGACTACCAATAAACGACTATTTACACAACAGTTGTTGTTTATCATACACTTGTCTATTATCCAACACTTTTACATAATGTGTTGGATAGTCTATCCACGCCATCAATACAAAATAAAACTTCACGCCACACCACGCCCACAAACCCACCCATAGCTTTTACCTATATCACTTGACAGCACAATAAAACCATGCTACACTACTAGCAAACAAGTGTTCGATGTTTGGCAGACTTCCAGCACTTGCGATAACTACACAAATTAAAATACAAACTAAACAAATTAATATATGGCAATCATACAAGATCAAACTATCATACATATATAAATACATATACAAACATAACATGATAGTATATCTCATACTACCACACAAAACTAGATCCAAACTACTATAACTATATAAGTGCATATAATAGTATAACATACAACTATATATCACATACACTTATAACATAATATATAGATATAGTACATATACACTACACTATATAAGAGTACACCTACGACATAGACAAGTGTTATACACTATACTATAATTCATATACCAATACACTACATTCATAATGACGTGCTGTATGAGTTCTTTCTATATAATACACGTTATACTTGCATACTCACATTATAACACGTTTAAACGGCTGTAAGTACGTTATAGAGTGCATGGGCAGAGTACAAGCGGTATAAGATAGTTTAATTGTCTTTGCTGTCTGTACTGGTATTATCTGATACTATGTTAATATCTAAGGATAAATTACAAGCGTCAAGATATTTAAAAAGAGTGTCTAATTTAATACTATGATTATTATTATTTAATACTCTAGCAATATTTGATTGTGACACACCTACACGCCTTGCAAGTTCGCTATTACTGATCCCTTTGTTTTTCATCTGTATTTTTAATATAGTAATTATATCATTTTGATTTTTAACAATCATATATTATTTCCTTTTCTTTATTATAATAATGTACTTTCTTTTTGTTATTATAACACAAAAAACGTATTGACAACATATATCAAATATGATATAGTATAAGTGTCTTAAAGATAAGGCATTAAACAAATAAGCCTTTGATTTAAAACAAAAAAAGAGTTTAAAAACTCTTGACAAGGTATATCAAACATGATATACTTAAAACAAGTTAAGAGAGAAGCCCTTAAGGGTAGGATAACAGTTGACAACTGAAACCTACATAAAAGAGTTTTTCAATTAACACTCAAAATAAAAAAAGGAGGTGTCGGTTATGACACGTTATCATACAATTTAATACATCACTCATTAAGATATGAGTTACTTAAGTAAAGAAAAAAGAAGATTGCTACAGTCGTGATGATTGCAACAACCTTCATAAGATATTGATATACCTTTACTTCGCAACTAAAGTATATCAAAAATCATTCTTTGGTGTCAAGTTTCTTTTGGCACATTTCCCAAACGGCTATACACAATTTCAAAGGCTGGTTACGCAAGAAGTAACCAGGGTTGGTTGCATTACCCTAAAGGGTGAAGCGAAATACGTGTGAACCCTATGATTAATTAGTTGGATCTAAGCCAAAGTATTAACGGCATTCATAGTTCGTTTGAGAAAATCACGCCACGTTGAAAAAGTAGACACTTATTAGAAGCAACATAGACTTAACATTGTACGGAATGACTAAGCACATCATAACAAGACTTTATACACCTTGTATGTGCTGATTAAATCTTTTTGAATTAAAACATCATAACCCAAAGATTAACAATGATTCAACCAGTGATTTACTGGTTAAGATATCATAATTCTTTTGTAGGTCGATGATGGACTATAAATAACACTTTGCTTAGTATGCTCGCTTTACACTATGCCACTGTCTAAGACACCGTTGTTTATAGTCATTCATGAACTTATACAAGAATAAATTTTCAGACATAACAATTTTGTTGTGTCTTTTTTATTGTAACTATTTAAAATCCCGCTTCTATAACTTAATGTAAGTCGGGTATCTAAGAAAGAAGGTATATTATTATGACAGCAACAAAAAAATATTTTACAAGAGAAGAAGCAATAAACGATATTATTGAGTGTTTAGAAGGTGGTTACGACGGTTATTACTGTGACTTACACGACGAAGTGTTTAACACTGGTTATTACATTATTGGAACTTACGAAGCAAAGGAAGCACTAAAACAGTATGACGTATTTAAAGCGATTGAGAAAGTCAAGGACTATGAAGAATTAAACTTTGGAGAAGTAACAACTGATATTTCAGATCCCGAAAAACTTGCCAATATGCTTTACTATATTATCGGATACGATGTCATTTCTGATATGTATGAAATTGAAGAATTCAATGATAATTGGAATTATCTAGCAACTGAAGAAACGAATGCAATTATCGTTGCACAGTTAAAAGAAATGTTATAAAAGGAGTGTTTGAACGATGGAACAATATTTATATGCTGATGAATATGATGATAATGAAATTAAAATTCTAACGGTTGGGCAACTGTTAGAATTTTTTAATAAATCGGATGATAAAAAGAACGGTTCAAGTTTAGATGATTATATTAAAGACAATATAAGAATGGATCTTATTGAACCGTTTTGCCCACATAAAGAAGCAGAAACGGTTGTTTGTGATTTACAGCCATTAGCAAAACAGTATATCTTGCAAGAAGCTGAGAAAGTATTCAACGGTATTTCATGGGTAAATACTCAAGAAGAACTTGATAACGTGTATCATGAGAAAGTCAAGAACCTATATGATACAGTTGATTTTTCAGAGTTTGTGGCATATTTATAGATTGAATATCATAGACAAGTCAAAACACGGCTTGTCTATTTTATTGAACCTATAAAGAGAAAGAAAGTCCCGTAAAGGGCAGAAGGAAGGAAGAACAATGGAAAAAGCACAATTACATAAACCAAAACTAACAGATATAGTCATTGCACTTGTAGGAATCGCAATGGCTATTATTACGTTTATCAAGATCCCGCAAGCCTTTATATTAGAAGCGTTGTTGGTAATGATTACCGCTGTCTATATGCTTGCTTGCGTTGGATTTTTTGATGATGATACAGATACAAAATAAGAAAGAAGGTAAATGATTATGAATTTTGAAAAATATAGAGAACTTGACACAATTAAATTGCATGGGATTTCTGCCGACATATTTCAAGAGAATGAACACGGAGAACTTATTGATCCTTTACGTGGAAAAGATGCAGACTGGTTAACGGGAAAATCCACATTGGCAAAAGCGGAAAATTTCAATTTTGAACAATTCGTTATTAATGAAATCAATCAGCATTTTATTAACAATTTAGAAGCAAAAGATATTTGTATTTGTGGTAGTTGCTTTTCTTTTTGGAAACAAGAAGATGATGATGGTTTAGAAGATGATAATGGAAAATATTTTGTATCCTATGCCGTTAGTATCACAATTAATGGAAAATACATAGATGAAGAAGATTTATACGAACTATTTCCGAATTTTGAATATTAAGAAAGAAGGTAAAAACACAATGAGAACAAAACAGAACAAAACAATTAAGATCTTATTAGCCGTAGCACTTATGTTTACGGCTTTTTTAATGATGGAAAATACAGTACACGCAAAGACAAAAAGAAGCACGTACAGAACGATAAACGGCATTTATAACAGTGACGGCACAATTGATACGGCAGATGGCTCTTGCTGGAAAGTACGCAAGGAATCATATGCCTATCCAGAGACTACCGTTGTAACTGTAAAATTCAATACTCACGGCACTAGAAACAAACTCGATGATTCGATCGTAAAGATCAATGCAAAGAATAAGAACATCCAGCTTGTAAACGATTATATACGCCATGAGTACGACTTAAAAGCCTATAGAGTAAAGTATATCAGCACTGGAAAATTAACCGATAAAATGATCCGTGAACGTGCTGTAAAGCATACGATTTATGTGGAAATTATTAAAAGTGTTTCTGCCGGAGGTAAACATGGAACGTATGGAAAAGGTTACTACCTTGCGTATAACAAACGTGTACGCAAGGGAAAGCACGTAACAAGCTATTGTGTATGGAATCCTTGTAATAGTTACTGTGATGACGTAGAAGCGATCGCAGATAATGGAAAAATCAGATAGAAAGAAGGTTAGAACTATGAGAAAAGAAAATACAATGTACACTGGATTTTATGATATTCCTTGTCTTACTGGAAGAAAGAGTTTTTACGGTAAAGCAAAAGAAAGAGTTATCGACAATGGTTACGAGCTTAAATCATATGAAACTATTGTCTGTAAGTTAGTCAACGGAAAACTTATCCGATTGTGGAACGATTACAGCCCAACAACTATGAACCATGTAAACGGCTTCTTAGTGTTCCACGGTATGGAAAAAATCAAGAAAGCTGATTGGATGGCAATGGAAGTTAAGGAAGGAGCGTAAAACTATGACAACGATTACTATATACAGAAACAAAAGGAACAAAAATAAATATATAGAAGTCCATAATGATGGACACTATCATAACTCAGTAAAACAGTTTATGCAATGGAAGAAAGATCACAATGGAAATCAGCTTGCCAAACCGATTAGAAATGAAATGGGTGATCGAGTGTTACATAGATGGAAAAAAGCAAACCTGATGACGTTACTGGAAGATTATGAACTGATTACAGCATAGGAGGATGGAAGATTATGAAAGATGTAACAATGATTATTGAATCAGAAACAGTTGATAAATTTTTTGAAATCTTTTCTGATAGTTGGGATGATACTTTTGCTGGTTGTCTATTAGACAATCATTTTTTTGACATTGGAAAGAACAATTATAAGATAGGTAGGAAAAAGATTAGATCCTACGTTATTATACGTGAAAAATACTTGAACGAATGGAGTAGTTGTTACGAACTGTACATGACAGACAGTGAAAAGAAGTATAGAGAACTGTTGGGTATGTACTATAAGGATCGTGAAGAGTATGAAAAAGAAGAACTAAAAACGGCATAGGAAGAAGGTGGAAATCATGAAAGAAAGAGAATTAAGAACAGCAAAGAAGTTTAACATTTTAGATAAATGTAAATCGTTGGAAAGAGAGCTTCTGCAAATTAATAGAGTTGAAGCGATAGAATTTGATCTTAATGGATTTTACAGTGATATATATCAAGTAATTATCTTAGCAAGATATGATATTCCAATAACTTTAGAAAACTATTTTGAAACACGGAAGGAAGTTGTGAAAAATATCATCAAGGTTGCTGGAAATTATGGATTAACAAGAACAGAAGATCGTATTGAGGACTATGGAACGACATTTTATTTTGTATTTCGTTGTTCTAAAGAATGGAAAAATAAAGAAAACTAAAAGGTAAAGGAAGGTGTATAGAATGGAAATTTTAAAGATGACAGAACGCAAAACAGTAGTGATTCAGACAGTAGAAAAGACAGAACGTAACACTTTTGACATTGGAAAAATCAGAGTCGCAGCATTGCCACCGATTGCAAAGAAAGATCTTATCGCAGAACTTAAAAGCAAAGGCTTCTGCGATGGAATGATCCATACGGCTATGCAATGTAGGTTGGAAGATCTAAACGGATATGTGAACGTATGGAAGTATGTAGCGTATATCTTAGCTGTAGAACTGATGGAAAGATTATAGAAGGGAGCTGGAAATATGGAAACTTCTTTTAAATTTGTAGATAGTGTAGGCAATATTTATTGGTATAAATTTAATTCAGTTGACGAAGCGCGTCATTTTGCATATGTTCATGGTTTATGTTTCTTAGGTAGTTAGCAATGGCATAGAAGGAAGGTGGAAATTATGATAACAAGAAATACATATCCCGATGGTAGAACGGAAATTTTCTGTACAAATCCAGATGAATACTGGGATCTTAGTATTGAGTACGATCTTGAAGATTGCGGGATGAGTGGAAAATATTATGGGTGGGGCTGGAGTCGTGATAACAAACGTAATGTTGATGTTTATTCTAAAAATTTAGAAGAATAGAAAGTAGGTGGAAAGAATGAGTCGCAGAACAACTATAACAGCATTAGCGTGTCACGTAGAACGAAAGTATAATACTTTATACTTCACAGAAAATCATCCGAACTCTGGAAAAGATGATGACTTATATGGTTACAAATACTTCTTATTATTCAAGAACACGTTCGGAATTTTTCGGAAATACAGAACGCAAGAAGAAGCAATAGAAGGTATGACGGAAATTTTAAAAGAAGATCCGTCGGAACTATTCAACTTCTCTATGTGCTATACATAGCCAATTAAAGGCTTTTATTGTCTGTAGTGAAGCAGACTACACCATAACGGAAAAACTCGACTATTGAAGCTAATAGTTACTTTAAATGAACGGAAAGACTGTACTACTGGTTGATGGTAGTGACGTACTGGAACGGAAAAACGGTGGCGTATGGTAGATAAAAGAGTGCTTTTATCGGTGGGTTCGATTCCTATCCCGTCACTTTTCACGATGGAAATTATCGTGTATAATATAAGAGAACAGTTAATATTTTAAAGTCCTAAATAGGCAGAAAGGCTGGAAATTATGTACGAATTTAAAGAAATGATCTTGCCAGAACATTTTAACCATGCTTCATACGCTGGATTTTGCGTGAAGCATGGAATGTTTTATGGAGTAGAAAAAGAAAGTGGAAAATTAGTTGCTACAACGGGCTGGAATATAAATGGATCAACAAACATCTACATACAGCATGAACCAAAATCAAAATGGAATAACGACTTATGGGAAGATCTTTATGATGATTATGGAAAACCTTTGATCACAATTGAAAAAAATGACTTGCAACGAATTAGTAGCAAGGTAAAAGAATTCCAGAGAACAGCAATGGATTTTGAAATGTGGGCAAATGCAAACGGATATACCGACGAATACTATGAAGATCTCACTAGAGAAGAAATGGATCAGATAGAATCAGCTTATGAATGGTATTACTTTATGGAATATCCAGAATTTGTGATCCAGCTTTTAAAAGAACTCTGGGCTATGGAAAAAAATGTGGAAATTTTAATGGAAGATGGCTGTACTAGAAAAGAAGCAGAAAAGCATTTAAACAATGGCACAGTTGTTTATACATTAGAAGATTTTACAGAAAATTTTGAATTTATGAAAAATTTTCATGAAGATGCAGATGAAATTAAAGCAGATAAGAAAATTAAGAAGATGTTGGAAACAAAAATTCCAATGGATGGGTATAGTTTTGTAAAGTATGATGGAAAAGAATGGTTGATTAGTTATTGTTTATAGAATAAGGTGGTGGAAATTATGAAATCATATAAAGAGTACGAAAGAGAGTTTATTGGAGATAGTGATATTGCAGCTTTAATTTTTGTAGGTACAACAAAAAACGGACTAAAAGCAAATATCTTAGATTTTGGCTGTGATGGAAGATATAATGCTTATGTCGTTGATGAGAACGCAAAGATCGGAGATCACTATACCTTGGAGATGGAATTCGAAACATCATCAGGATTCAGAGCATGGCTTAAAATCTATGACGATGAAGGATTAACGGCAGACTATAGTGCAGACAAAATTAGAGTATATCGTGCTGGAGATTTTGGCTGCATTATTCAGCTTATCGGAAAAAAAGAATAACGGAAAATTAAATAAGAACAAAGTAATCTAGGAAGATGCAGAAATGTATCTTCCTTTTTTGATGGAAAGAAACGAGGTAAGAACAAATGAAAGTTAGTAGAGAAGAATATGAAAGATTAGACTTTGAAGACTTTGTGGAAAAATTAAAACCACAATACAGTACATTATGTAGCCTTGAGGATATGAAGAACGCTTGCGTTCAGGCGGTAAACGTGATGGAAGTTAGCCTTGCAATTCATATCCTGGAACCGATTGAAGAATACGGAGTATGGTATTACGACTACGATAGAGAAAAGGGTATGCAGTATGTACCGCAGCCATTATCACAGAAAGAGGATCTTGTGAAGGCTGGATACTTAGAACTGGTCGGATAATAAAATGCAGATTTAATTACTTTAAAATAATTAAAAAAGTTATTGACGAGCAATTAAAAAAATGATATTATATCATTGTAAGGAGTGAAAGAAATGGCTAGAAAACCAATGTCGATCCAAATCGAAGAAACCTTACAAGAAAGTTTTAAGCGGAAATGCAAGTGTAACGCATTAAAATATAGTGATGTTGCAGAAGCATTGTTACAGTCGTACGTTGATGGAAAAATTGACGTTCAAGTAGAAATGAAATACACTGTAACGCCTAAAACCTTGTAAAACAAAAAAAGGTGGCAAGCTGGAACTTACCACCAAAGAATGTGTAAAATATCTTCCACGAATGGAAAGATATATACCCAATCCGAACAAATTGAGTATATATCAAATTATCAATTCTTTCAAGTGGAAATATTCATTTTCACATATTCCAATTTGTTTTAATAGCACATTGAGAATTGAATATCTTGTATTTAGTAGGTACCTGAGAACGGAAGCTACGAAAAGCCGAAACATCTAAAAGCTGTGAAGTATACAAGAGTGATGGAAATTATATTTTTACAGAAAGGACTTAGATAAGATGGAAACAAACAGTATTAAGATCGGAGAAAATGATTTACAAGTCAAAGAATGGAATGGGCAGAGAGTTGTTACATTCAAAGATATTGACAGAGTTCATCAAAGACCTGACGGAACGGCAGGGAGAAACTTTAGAAAGAATAGAAATCATTTAATTGAGAACGAGGATTACTTTAAAGTTTGTCCCGACGAAATTCGTCGACACAACATCATGTATGTTTCTGAGAGATTACATCAAGATATTGTGCTTTTGACGGAAAGCGGTTATCTGTTAATCGTGAAATCATTTACCGATGATCTTGCATGGGATGTGCAACGGAAATTAGTTAATACATATTTTAAGTTCAAAGAAACAATGGAAAATTTACAGCCTGTTGAGAATGGAATGGTTTTATCAACTGGAAAATTTGAAGAAGCAGTAGAAAGCATTGTATCTTGTGCAGACACATTTAAATCTATAATTGATTATTCAACGATCAATTATAAGCAACAACAGATTTTACTTAAGACAGCCAGAATGAGAGTTGCGGATCTTTTAGGTGGTGCTAAATCACCTGAGTATAAAGAAAAGAGTCGAACGTACTTCAAGAACTTATGGCAGAATTTTTGTTATAAATTTGGGTGTGGTTCTTATAAAGACCTTAATCCGCAATACATGGTTGGTGGAATTGCAGAGTTATGGATTTTACAATGGGAATATAAACAACATAAGTAGAATCGGAAACAATTAAATAAAAATACTTAGAAAGCGGTATCTATTATAGGTATCGCTTTTTGAGTTAAAAGAAAAGTTTTATCACAGAATAGGAGAGTAAATTATGAATGATAAAGAATGGAAATTAACAAAGGCTGGCGAAGAACAAGTCAAGTATTTCATTAAAGAGTGTGAAGCAAAACGAAAAGAGATTCTTGACGCAAAAATTGATACTGCTTGTCATACACATATTCCAACAAAAGCACTCATCTTAGCAGACATCAATTGTGGAGAAGATCTTGCAGAAGATGGATATAGAAGTGTATGGGGCGTCACAGATAATTATGACCTGTCAATTTTTTTAGAATATGACATTGACATTGTAGAAGAACAAGGGTAAGAGATTATGAATACAGAAATAAAACAGGAAATTATCGGAATCGTTATGTGTCACGGAGAGAATGATTATGGATACTGGGAAGGATTTTTTCTGACAGATGAAGAGGAAGAACAGATTTATGAGATCCTGATGCGACATGATACAGAAGGATGTTCAATCAGAGGTACAAGAAATGACATTGCAAACGAGATTAGAGAATAGGAGAGTGATTAGTTATGGAAAATAACGAAGTAAAAAGAATTGCCAACATCTTATTCAATATGTCTTTGGGAATGGACTATGACACGTTCGTAGATGATTGGAAAGAAGATATGAAAATGTTAACTGAAAGCATTGGAAATTTATCTAAGGCAATCGGAAAATTGTCTAAAGCGGATGATTCTCTGTTTTATGTATTGCAGAATATTGCAGATAACAACGCAGATATGGAAAATAGATTGGTCAATGCAGATGGATCTATTAATTAATAGAATGTCAATTTGATCGTAGGAAGGATGGAAATTTACATGAAAAAATACATAATAGATGTTGTAGAAACATATAAGAGATCAGTGGAAATCAAAGCAGAAACAGAGAACGAAGCAAGAAATATTGTAGCGGAAAAGATTAATACAGGAGATATTGATATCCCTTGTGATGGTGGTGGTTACGACTATGAGTACAAGTTATTCGCAAGTGAAGTAGAGGAAAGTGAAGTGTAATTTCTACGGTCTGTTTACGATGGTTGAAGAAAATGATAATATATACATATTGGTTGAGATATCAGATGATCAGAGAAACTAAAAAAAATGGAACAAAGGAGAGTAAGTAATGTGGGTTTTATTGTTAATAATTATATTTATCGTTCCAGAGGACACTTTGGAATATATATTAGGAGCTATCTTAGGTGGTGGTTATGGAATTTTAATGGTTATAGCATTTTTTGCTATTCTGTATGGGGTTTATAAGTTCTTTTCCGATCTTTGGAATGGAAGATAGAATGGAAAATATTATTTAATAAAGCAGATTATATATGGAAGGAGTTATGAATATGAATAAATTCAAGCATTATGGGAAAGATGTATGGGTTCAGACATTTACAGAAATAAACTGGGTAGATGGACTAAAGAAAAACGGATTAGAATATGTAGCACTTCCAGATCTTGAACATGAAGTATATAAATATGTTAAGAATGGAAAAGAGCGGTATGCTCTAATTCATTATCCTGATGTACCTGAAGAAGCATTACAAGAAGTATATATAATAGAAAAGATTCCTGATGATCTTAGTTGGGATAACATAATAGAAGATTACAGACAGCAGAGTAGAGGATATGAACCGATGAAACTGCCAACACGAGCAAGACTATTATATGATAAAGCCGATCACATAGCATATGAATTGGAAAAAGAAGATCCAGATTTTGCTAAAAATTTTTGGCATAGACCTACAGGATATATTGATCCGAACCGATTTAAGTCAGCTCTTACTTTGCTTGGAACAAGTATCGAAGAGTTAAGGGAAATGGAACATTCTGATACGCCAGAAATTGATGAACTAGAATTATAGTGAATATAAATTAATATAGGTAACTAGGACACTTATGGAAAATTCCAGAGTGTCTTTTTTAATACAAATTTTTACATAAGAAAGGTGGAATTAATTATGAATCTAAACGAAATGGAAATCCCTTGCGATCCAATTTTGGATAAAGCAAAGAGGGATGAGTTAGTGCAGAACACAGAGCTTTTGAAACAAGTAACAATCAAACCGATTCCGTGGCTTCCTGGACGAGATTATATTACTACGGAACAGGTGGCACGATTCTTTGAGGGAAATGTTGACGAGGTTAAGAGATTGTGTACGAAATACCGTAAAGAGTTTTTAGACGATGGAATGGAAGTTAAGACAGTACAAGAGATCATTGACGGTCAGAACGCAACAACGGAAAAACAGAAGGGAAGAATCATGGTAACATATCCGAACGGATTAAATATCTCATTCGGTTATAAGGGTGCTAAGGTGTTTACTCTTAAATGCTTAATTAGATTATCTTTGCTAATGGAAACTTCAAAGCTTGCCGAGAGCGTGAGATATTATGTTTTCATTAATGATTATATCACGATAGAAGAGCAGAGAGAACAAGAACAGATAGAGGCAGGTGTGCAGCTTGTTGATACAACGGAAATTTTAGGCAGACGAATTGACTTATATAGAAGTATTGAAAATCCGTTATTCTTGGCTAAAGACGTGGCAGAATGGATTGATTATGCAAGGACTGGCGATGGATATTATAATGTTAATAAAATGTTACAAACAGTGGATGCAGAAGAAAAATATAAAACCAAAATATTAGCTACCACAAATAGTGGTAGCAAAAATTTAAGTCAAGAAACTATACCTATGGATTCAAACGGGAAAAGCCGTGATCCATTCTTATTCCTCACAGAAGATGGACTTTATGAAGTGTGTATGCAGTCACGCAAGCCGATTGCAAAACAGATGAAGAAACAGATCAAAGAATATCTTAGAAACATCCGTAAGACAGGCGGTGCAGTTGACTTCGGGAAAGAGTCACAGTTCATTGAACACTACTTCCCGTCATTCTCTGAAGATGTCAAGCTTGCTATGGTAACCGATTTGCGAACACAGAACAAAGAACTCAAAGAAGAGAATCAGAAGTTACAAAATGATAATAAGTTATTAGCAGCGGAAATTTTAACATGGGATGATCGCAATAAGATGAACGCAGGTATTAGGAAGTTGGCTGCGGTTACAGGGACACAATTCTCTGTTATGTGGAACGAGTTGTATAAGAACTTACAGTATAAATATCAGATTGATGTTAAGAAACGTGGAAAGAAGCCATTTCTACAGTGGATTCAAGAACATGAATGGGATAAGGTACTGAAAGTCTTTTGTGCAATGTGTGAAGCTAGAAACTTATCTCCAACGGATATGTTCCAGCAGACAGCACCAGTGGAAAATTTGTATGATCATGAAAGCGAGGATGATGAAATATGGAATTAGAACAGGTTATTCGGTACTCAGATGTATTTGTAGGAGTAATGATTGCATTAGAGACTGTTGTCTTTATTGTTGATGTAGCTCTGAGATTAATTGATGGAAAATATTACAAGACAAACTTAAAGAAATACATTGGCTACCTAGATGATACAATAGGAGTTATTGATAAACCAACTACTATTATTTTATGGATTTGGTTTATTATAAAAATAGGAACGGCATTTATTAAATAATTCCATATAATAATTTTGGCAAAGAACCGAGTTGAAGGTTCTTTTTATTTTACGGAAATATTTGACAGGAACCGATTTGGCAGGTCGGTTCTTTGTCAAATT